ACCATTGCTCAAACGAGTGGGACGGGAAGAACGTCTGGTGCGCGCAATGCTGCCAGTTCAGCCCAAAGCCGGCGATCTGCGGCTTGGTGATTAGGACGCGCAATTTGCCGGCCGCAAACGCCTCAAACGTCTCCTCCTTTTTGTCGTCGTCGTCATCGCCAGAGACCTCGGCTGCATCCTCGATCAGTCTGCCGAGCATCTTTCCCTCGTCGTTTAGATGGCACCAGACCACCGCCGGCCGGCCTGTGTTTCCGACCAGGCTTGCTACCAATTCGCACCGCTCGGCAATCGTGCGCCGCCTTTCTTCTCGCTGTTCCTGAAGCGTCATTGCCGGCAGATCAAACAGCATCCCGTCGCGCTGACTGCGCGCCGTCACGACGTGTTCCCTGGTTGTAAGTTTCGGAAGGATGAACGGCCCGTCGTCGCATCCCATATCGCTCGGCCGGCGAACGGCGCGCGCCCAGGAGCAGACCCAGCGCCAAAAGTCGCGTTCGGAATGGCCGCGGAATCTCCACACTCCCGCGCGGTGCTCGTCCGACCGCGAGGTTGTTGGCCCCTGCTTCTTAAAGAAGCGCCCGAGCATATCGGAAAACCCCATCTCTCCGAGCGCTTCGCTTGACGTCCCGAGCTCGATGTAATCATTCGGCGCAGCCGTCGCGGTGCAAAGCAACCGATACGGAATCTTCCGCGCGAAGTCAGTCACGGCCGACTTCGTCATCCCGTCGAAGTTCTTTAGGATTGAAGACTCATCGCAGACTACGCCCGCGAATTGATTGCGGTCGAAGTGGTGGAGCCTCTGGTAATTGGTAATGACCACGCGAGCCCCAGGCGGAAAGGATCCGTCCGAAGAGCGGACGCAATCGATGCCGAACTTCGCCCCCTCCTCGACGGCCTGCCGCGCAACCGCAAGCGGAGTCAGTACGAGCACGGGTTTATTCGTGTGCCGCACGATGTTCTCGGCAAACGAAAGCTGGATCGCTGTCTTGCCCAACCCGCAATCGGCAAAGATGGCAGAGCGTCCGCGCTGCACCGCCCACGTCACGAGCGCGCGCTGGAAGTCGAAAAGCTTGTCGGGGATAAACGCCGGCTCAAATCCGTGCTTTGCTCCGACGTGCCGCTTCGCATCTAGGAACGCCTCGTAGCTCATCGCATCGCCCTCCGCACCCTGTCGGCGTAGCCCAGCGTCACCGTCTTCTTGTGTCCGGTCGGGCCGCCGTTGTGTATCCGCGCCAGCGTCGCCACGTCGCCAGCTTCCCAAGCCTGCGGCGCGTACCGCTTGAGGTAGGCGGTCGCGACGCGGCGCGCGTAGGCGAGGTCGGTGACCTGCTCGTAGCTGCCGGCTACTCGCGAGTCGGCGTGATACGCGCGCGAGATCTGGAGCGGGCCGAGGCTCTTGCCGTTGTCGCCAAGGATGGCGCCGTGGCGGCCGCTGGTCTCGACCTGGTGCAACGCCCGCCAGAAGCTTTCCGGCGGAGCGGCGTGGCTGGCGGATGCCAGCGCGAGGAGCGCGAGGAGGAGCTTCACGACGCCACCTCCGCGCGGAAGATCGGCGCCATCGAATACTTGCCGAGCGCGTAGACGTACTCGCCGCGGTCGTCGCTGCGGATCTTCACGCGCTTCGTGCTGCCGTGAGCCTCGACCGTAGCGAAGGAGCCCTTGCGGTCGATAACCTTTACTGAGAAGACGCAGTCGTAATCACAAGCGCTGCGAGCTTCGAGAACCTGGCCGGATTGGATGGGAGCGGTCATTTGTCGTTGTGGTGTCTCGGGCGTGATTGCCTCCGACACCACCGACAATGCAGACGCGCCCGCCGCAGTCAACTCTTTTTCTCAAAATTCTATCCGGCTGAATCTGACAGTCAGACGTCGACGGCGTCCGCGAGCGCATCGCTGCCGAAGTCGCACGACAGCGGCTCCGCCTTCGCGGCCACGTAAAGCTGCGCGAGGATGCCAGGCGTCGACAGCTCCGCGTTGCTCAGATACTGGTCGAACTTGTCGCCGCGCAGCCAGAGCTTCGCGATCCACGGCGTCAGCGGAGCCTTGCCTGACTGAGCCGCGGCCGAGTCGACGTAGAGCGCGAACAGCGCAGACGACTCCCGCGCGGCGCGGTCCCAGCGGTGCGCGACGAGGCGGATGTAGTTGCCCGAGATGCCGCTCGGAAGGTTGAAGGTTTTCTGGAGAGCCATAGTCGTCAGGTGTATTCGGTGAACTCGACCGAGAAGCGCGCGTTCCCGGCTGGGACGTTGGTCCCGTCGAGCGTGGTCACGCGCACCACGGCGTTGGTGCTTGAGTTGCCCGCGGCGTCGAAGTCGTAGGCCGCGACGAGGTTCGCGTCTGAAGCGCATTGCGCGGTGCCGATGTCGGGCTTGGCCCCGAAGCCGCGGTTGGTCAGCGACACGTTGAAGCTCTCGGTGGTAGCGCCTCCGGCCAGCGTGACGACGACCGAGTCCGAGAAGATGACGTTAATCTGCCGCGTGCTGCTTCCGCCGCCGGTCTTGATGCCGGTCGTCGTGACGTCCGAGTCGTCATACTTTGAGATGTCGCCGGTGCCAATGGAGGCATTGCCTACGGCGTTGGCGTTGCCAAGCGAGGCCCAGGCGGATGCGGTGCCCGTGCGATTGACTGCGCGAACGCGAACATAGCCGGCCACTAGGGTTGCGCTGTAGAGAAAGCACTCGGTCGCGCGAGTCGTGACGAAAAAGTTGGCGCCGTCGAGAGGCGTCCAACTGTAGTTCGTGGCCCCATCAGAATCCGTCGTCGTTGCCTTGACCTCGTAATACGCAAAGTCGGATTGAGTGTTGGCGGCCCAGCCGACTCGTGTTCCGAAAACAAAGGACGTTGTGCCGGGGAAATACTTCGGCTTTACGCCGTCGCTCGTGATCGTGCCACCGGTCGGCGTCGTCACCGTGCCCGAGTAGTTAGGAGCCGTGCGCGAAAGCGTAGCCGAGATCGCGCTTGCCGCGTTGGAGAACGACAGCGCGCGGGCCGCGAACTCGTAAGCGACTCCAGGAAAAAGGTCGTCGATGGACGCCGCGATTGAGCCCGACGACAGCACGTTCGCGACGACGTATTCGCTTGCCCCGCTGCGCCGATAGAGGATCTGGAGCACCGCGCCACCCGTCGGCATTGCAGGCGCCGTCACCGTGATGCGAGCTACCGCGGTGCCGTCGCTCGCGAGGTAGGTCGTCTCGCTTGCATAGGTCGGAGCGTTCGGCGTGGACGGTGCGACGTTGGAGACGGCGCCGGCGGTGATCGCGACTGGCGTCGCTTGCACGCGGGTCGCGAAGCCGGACACGTTCTCGAGCGCATCGTAGGCGTTGACCCAGTAATAATACGTCGTGCCTACCGCGACGTCCACGTCGACGAAGCGCGATGCGTCGACCTCGGCGATCTTGTTCGTGTTCGCGTTGGCCGGCGTGACGCCGGTCGTGTTGCGGTAGATGCCGTACTCAGAGAAGTCGGGCGCGGTCGAATCGTCCCAGTCGAGGCCCACCGCGGAGCCCGTTCCGATGGTCGCGACGAGGTTCGTCGGGATGCTGGGCGCGACCGTGTCCTTCTGCACGTTGACCGTCGCGCTGACGTAGGACGTCGAGACCTTAAAGAAGCTCTCGCCGAAGATGCGGACGTTGTAGGTTGTACCGATCTTAACGTCGCTTGAGATGTAATCCCTCGTCTGATCGCCGGGGACGGTGTTCCACGTAAGATAGGTCGTCGAGGTGCTTTCCTTGTATTCGATCCCTACGTTGCCGCCGGCCTGGATAAACTCCTCAGCCGGCGCAGACCACGAGACGAGGATGCGAGGCAGCGCTGTGCCGTCCGCTTGGATCTGCTGCGTCGTTCCGTCCGCGGTCAGCGTCAGGTTCGTCGGCGCGGAGAGAGTAAACGGATTTGGCAGCGTCGTGTTCGGCGCATCGTCGACGTAAACCTCGTCATTCACCGTCCAGTCGTAGACCGTCGACGCCGTCTCGCGCATCGTCATATCAATCGCCGGCTGCGGGGGATCCCCGTCGCTCGCGAAGTTCCACTCGATGACCTCGAAGACCTTCTGGCTCCAGCCCATCTTTGCGTTGGTGATCATCACCGTATCACCGGCCCGCACTTGCATCGCCTCCAGCCGGAAG